ATCTTATGCTAAATCCACAAGAGAAAGAAGCGCTTGTAAAAATTCCTTGGTGCAATGACGGAAAAGACTTTACAGAAAGAGTAAAAATAAGTACAGATTTGCTTGAAAGAGGAATTTTTAGTGTTCTCCTCGAACAAATGGAAAAAGGCTACGAGCCGCGGCAACTATCTGAAGCGCTGACTAAACTGGTAGGCTCATATGCAGCGAGGGGGGCCCGCCTGATGAGAACAGAGACAATGGGTGTGTACTCTAAAACAACACGCGAAATATTTTTGGATAATGGAGTTGCTACGGTTGAGATTATTGGCGACGCAATGTGCGGTGGCATTTGTGAGGAATATGTGGATAATGTTATCTCCTTAGAAGACAGTATCGTAGGAGTTGATCTTCCACCTTATCACCCGAATTGTGCTTGTAGCTATTGTGTGAGAGACTATAATTCAGAAATAGGGCAAAAGAAATTAAAAAAGGATTAAACGTTTGTATAAATGATAAAAGGGTCTGGCTTTAGTCCAGAAACTTAATAAAAGGAGAAATATAATTTATGTCAGAAATGAACACTACTGTTGAAACAGGGGCCGTTGAAGTAAACGAAGCAACTGGAACAGAACAAAAAACTTACACAGAAGCAGAAATGCAAGAATTGCTTCAGCGTGAGACAGACCGCAGGGTATCGAGCGCACTGAAAAAGCAAGAACAGAAATTCAACAATAAGATTGCTGAAGCTGAAAAGCTGAGAGGAATGGACGAAGCACAGCGCCGTCAGTACGAATACGACCAGAGAATCGCTGAATTGGAGTCCAGAGAAAAAGATTTCGCTTTAGCGCAAAATAAATTAGAGGCAACCAAAGTTTTGGCCAATCGTGGTCTGCCTGTTGTTTTAGTTGACTATGTTGTTGCAGATGACGCAGACACAATGCTTGATAACATTAACACTTTTGAGAAAGCCTTTAAAGCTGCTGTAGCAGACGAAGTAAGTCGCCGCATGGCAGGTCCCGCACCAAAATCAACGGGAGTATCTCAAACGGGTTTAACAAAAGAGGAGTTCTCAAAAATGAATCTTGCACAGCAAGCCGAATTGTATAAGACAAACCCAACTCTTTATAAAGAGTTGGTTGGTAAATAATAAGGAGACATGAAGAAATGGCACACACAATTTATGAAAATTTTGTATTAGAGAATAAACTGGAAGAACTTTTGATGACGTCTGTTGACCTTCAGAGTTACATGACTGTTGATACTTCCCTGACTGAACAGGCTGGTATGAAGAAAATCATCAATACTTACACTGCTACTGGTGACGTTGAAGACCTGGAAATGGGCGTTGGCAATAGCGAAGACATTGAAGTTAGCTTCACTTCTGCTGAATACACTGTTGGAGTAACTCAGGGGCGCTTCCAATACTATGATGAACAGGAAATGACTGACCCAATGGTAGTTGATACTGGCCTGAAGGGTGTATCTGATAAAATGGTTAATGACTTCACGCGTAAAGCTGTTGGAGAATATGAAAAAGCAACACTGACTCTTGAAGCATCTGAATGGTCTTTTGATACAGTAGTTGACGCTATCGCTAAATTGAACCTGGAAGATGAAAGTGGGTTGACACTGTTAATCTCTCCGGCTGACAAAGCTAAATTCCGTAAAGCGCTGAATGATGACTTGAAATATGTTGAGGGATTTGCTCGTACAGGATATATTGGTAGCGTTTGTGGAGTTCCAGTAGTAGTTTCTAAAGCGGTTGCTGCAAATAAAGGTTATCTTTCTACACCTAAAGCAGTTACACTGTTTATTAAGAAAGGCTCTGAAATTGAACAGGAGCGCGATGCTAACGTTCGTAACAACAAAGTATTTGCTCGTAAAGTAACTGTTGTAGCTTTAACTGATGCAACTAAATTGGTAAAAATTACCGTAGCATAAGGCGAGTAAAGGAGTATATTTGCTATGTTAGAAAAGATTAAAACTTTAATAAGTTTAACAACCGAGGATAAAGATGAAATCCTCCAAACCTTAATTTCGATCTGCAAGGATGAAGCAACAGACTTCTGTAACCTAGATGAATACAATAGCAAATTGGACTCCGCTGTTATCTATATGGTTATTGAACGATACAATCGTATCGGCAGCGAGGGAGTTGCCGCCACATCTGTTAGTGGAATTAGTGAATCTTTTGAAAGCGGATATAGCAACTTCGTAATGAATAAACTTAAAAAGAATAGAAAGTTACGGTGCTTATGATTTACAGAGACGAGCTGATTGAAGTTACAACAGAGAGAGTCCCAGACGGGTTCGGCGGACACAAAACCGAGCAAAAAAACCAAAAAACAATTATTTGTAAAGCCTCTTTAAACACTTCGCCACAGGTAATGAGTGCCTATGGTTTATCAGGAGAACAAATTCTTTATCTCACATGTCCTGAGGAGCTGTCTAAAGAGGCTCTTTATTTGTATAAGGATAAAAAGTACACACTAAGGTCGCAAACAAACAATTTACGTTTCTTCTCTTGTGTTCTAATTGAAGTAAAACAATAGGAAGGAAGATAAGTTATGTTTACTATTGACAATGATACAAATAAAATGACAATAATCAGAAAAGATACAGCGTCGTTCAATATCGCACTTGAGAACTATGAGTTAGGGAATGGAGATACAGTTACATTCACTATTGCGAGAGAGAAAGAGCAAGAGTGTCCATTGGTTCAGATTATTGTTACAGAATTTTTAAATGGGGTTGCAACTGTTTTTTTAGAGAGTGCTAATACTGATTTAGACGAAGGCACTTATTTATATGACGTTCAAATTAACACCGCGGATGGCCGAGTTGATACTGTAGTTGGTCCCGCAAAGTTTAAAGTGATTGGAGGAGTAACGTACTAATGATTGAGAATACTAGAGAGACTCCTGTAATCAAAATTGCTACGCAAGAGGAACAGTTAATTGTTAAACCTCTAACTGCGGGAACAGGTACTGTGCAGATTCCTGGACCACAAGGCGAACGCGGCGAACAAGGTCCCGCAGGCGAGTCTGCTTATCAGATTGCTGTTGACAATGGATTTATAGGAACAGAGAAAGAATGGTTGAAGTCTCTCATTGGCGAGCAAGGACCTGCGGGGCCTGCTGGCAGCCAAGGGCCACAAGGCGAGAGAGGCTTAAAAGGCGATAAAGGAGACAAAGGAGATACTGGAGCTAAGGGTGCAACGGGGGCCACTGGAGCTACAGGCCCACGCGGTGTACAAGGCCCGCAAGGTGAAAAGGGGGATAAGGGCGACCAAGGCCCTAAAGGAAGCCAAGGTGAACAAGGTATTCAGGGGCCTCAGGGGGCCCGCGGAGAAAAGGGAGATAAAGGAGATACAGGTTCTATTGGTCCTGTTGGCCCACAAGGGCCGCAGGGTGAACAAGGTCCACAAGGGGAAAAGGGAGCAGATGGAACAATGACTTTTGAGGACTTGACCGAAGAACAAAAGGAAAGTCTAAAAGGAGAAAAGGGAGATAAAGGAGATATAGGTGAACAAGGTCCGCAAGGCCCGAAAGGAGACACTGGCGCAAAAGGAGAAGATGGATTCTCTCCTATTGTTAAAGACACTGAAGGGGACGGTTATCACACAATCACTATTACAGATGCTGAAGGTTATACGATAGTGAAGATTAAAGATGGACAAGATGGTCAACAGGGTGAGCGCGGAGAGAAGGGTGAGCGCGGCGAACGAGGTGCCGCAGGTGTGTACTTGGGCTCTGATACTCCAACGGATGAAGAAATTACAGTTTGGATCGACCCACAAGGAGAGTTGTCTTCTGTTGTTACCGAGGATAGAGTGAAAGAGTTAATTGCTTCGGCTCTTGAGGAGGTAGAGAATGGCTCTTATTAACAAGTTAAATGAGATTGGAGACGCTATTCGAGAGAAGACTGGTAAGGAAGATAAGTTGACTCTCGCTCAAATGCCTGACGAGATTCGTGCCATTGAAACTGGTGAGTCTGGGGAGACGATGGAGCCTTTTGTGCTGAGCGGGGACTTGGTGTATTTGGATT